TAGAACGTGCAGAAATAGGCTCACTGATCTTGATACAACGTGTTATGTCTTGGACAGATGATGGTTGGTCAAGGAAATAAAACAATTGGGGTTCTGTATAATTTGTATAGAACCCCCTTAGATTTGGAGATAATATGTACCGCTACACTGACAAAATTGTACTAAAGAAGAGTACGTCTTGGCGATTTGTACCACCGCAAGATGCTATTGATGCTGGTGTGGTGACAAGACAGACATTCAAGGACGGTAGGACTGCACGTTATGAGATACCAAGACTAATTAAATTGGTTGATTTGTTTAGGAAGGGTGACATAGCGGCAGGTAACATTGGACCTAAGAGTACCTTACTACAGATATATAAATACTATGTAACAACTAATCATTTTAAATCTTTAAAGATTACATCACAGAATAACTATGACAGTACTATGTTATCTATTACTAATACTTATATACATAACAAATGTTTTGGTGGTATTAAAATAAAAGACTTAACATCTATTCAATGCAGTGAAGCTTATCAAGAATGGGTCAATGACGTTAGTGTTTCTAAAGCTAATCAATGTTCACGTGTACTATCTTTATTAATAAACTATTGTATTAGTATTGATATAATTAAACATAACCCCATATCTACTATAAAGAAATCAAAGCATGTACCTCAGTCTGTCGTATGGTTACCCAAACAAGTAGAGAAGTTTTTAGATTCGGCCTTCTCTAAGTTTGAGTGGCGTAACATAGGACTAGTAGCATTGATGTGTTATGATTGGGGTCAAAGGCCAAATGATATACGACTACTTGAATGGTCAAGCATAGACCTTGATCAGGCAAAGATAAAAATAAAACAAAGCAAGCGTGGTGCAACTGTTGAACTACCTATATCAGTACAAACATTAGATATGTTACGCCAGCAGAAGATTGATTGGGGGTTCCAGCAGTATGTAGTACCTCATAAGAGGCCAGCAGACGGTGCTTACAGACCCTTAACTAGAGTTCAGATACCCCTACTAGCAAACGAAGTTAAAAAGAATGCTGACCTACCATTTGAATTAAAGATAGGTGGGCTAAGGAAGAGTGTTATTGTTGAGATGATTGATGCAGGGGTAGATCATCTACAGATTATGTCTGTAACTGGTCATCAAAACATATCATCACTGGGGCCGTATCAAAAGCATACGTTCTCTTCAGCTAAGTCTGCACTAGACAGGAGAAATAATAATGAATAAAGAGATAAGAGAGTTTACAGATGAAGAAAGGAAACGTGCTTTGGAACGTGCAAGATTAAACAACAATGACCCTTGTGATGATTGGTCAAACAATCCTATACCTAAATCAAAGGATGATAACAAATGAAATACTTTTCAATAAAATATTATGATGAAATAGAAGCAGAAACAATTGAAGAAGCTATAAAAAAGTTACTTAAATGTTTGGCTTCAGATGTAGAACATAATGACGTAGATGCTTTTACTATAAGAGATCAAGGTCAGGTAACACAGTATAATTAAGGATGATAAGAAATGATTAGAGCAAATCTTATAGACTATATGGGTAGTGATCTATCTGTAGTTAATGCGGCCCGTGTATCGTTTGGTAAAAAAAGTGGGTGGGAAAGATTTGATATGCGTGGCATAGGTAATGAAGGTATCCTAAAAGAAAAAGATAGTAAGCTGATACACTATCTAGCTAAACACGGACACTACAGTCCCTTCGGTCACTGCTTTGCATCCTTTCACATTAAGGCACCTATCTTTGTGGCACGTCAGCTTGTTAAGCATAAGTTCCTACGTTGGAATGAGATCAGTCGTAGGTATGTAGACACTAAGCCTGAGTTCTATGTTCCTGATGTGTGGCGTGGTAAGGCAGAGGATAAGAAGCAAGGTAGCGATGGTGTTATAGAGGAAGCAACGCACATCCTATACAGCAATAATGAGTTCTATGGTTGTATAGATAAAACAGACCCATACTATCAATGTCTTCAATCCTATGAGGGTTTATTGAGACTAGGTGTATGCCCAGAGCAAGCACGAATGGTGTTGCCACAAAGCACCATGACTGAATGGTACTGGTCTGGATCACTTGACGCCTTTGCAGATATGTGTAATCTTAGGACAAAGAATGACACACAGTGGGAGACAAGGGACGTAGCGTTTCAGATAGACGCAGAGATGCAGAACCTATACCCTGTATCTTGGTTAGCTTTAACAAGGGGAATACAATGAACTGTTGGCATTGCAATACAGAACTAATTTGGGGTGGAGATAATGACTGTGAGGATGGTGCATACGGAGATGAGAAATATTCTATTGAAACAAATCTCTCATGTCCCAAGTGTAATTCCGCCGTGTTAGTTTACTATCCAAGGGAGCCAGAAGATGGCGAATGATACACCACACTCACCCTGCCCCTATGAAGAATGTGCATCATCAGATGCATTTAATTGGAACGATGATGGCTATGGGTTTTGTCACTCATGCCATCAATCATACCCAACAAAAAATATGCCAGCTACTTTCGGCTGGGCTAAAGAGGAGTATCCATTGAAAGATAATAGACAACCACAAGCTATACCCGTTGAGGGTGTTAAGTATACTGGCATTAGAAGCATCGACCCTGATGTATGTAAGCTGTATGGTATTCAGATACAGACAGGCCCCAAGGGTGAGGATGTAAGGTATGCATTCAAGTACCCTCATACTACTAAGTATCGTATGTGCAATGACAAATCTAAGTCATGGATAAAGGATCGTGGTGTGGGTATGAACCACCTGTTTGGCCCAGAGTTTAATGCTGGTACAGGTAAGCGTATCTATATTACTGAGGGTGAGTTTGATGCTGCATCACTGTATCAGATACTTGGTAAGACATTCCCTGTTAAGTCTTTACCTTCCTCATCCATTGGCGAGAAGTTTATCAAGAACAATATGAAGTACCTGTCTTCTTTTAGAGAGGTTGTGTATGCTGGTGAGCTTGATGATCCGGGACGTAGGGCAGCTAACAAATTGTATCAGGCATTTCCTGAGAAGTTTTACTTCGTACCTATGACAGAGTTCAAAGATGCTAATGAGTTCCTTGAGAAGGGTAAGGGTACTAGCCTAATGTGGGCGGCTAAGTCACCTCAACGTTACTCACCTGAGAACTTCTTCTGTTCTGCAGATGACTTCACTCATGCACTACGTAACGAAAGCCCTTATGAGTATGTATCTACAGGTCATGCAGGTCTTGATGAAAAGATCAGAGGCATGGTTAAAGGTGGGCTTACCTTTATCAAAGCCCCACGTGGTACAGGTAAGACAGAGGTGATAAGATACTTTGAGACAGGCTTACTAAAAGACCCTGCTATTAAGATAGCATTGCTACACATGGAAGAGATGAAGTCTACTACACTACGTGCTATGGCAACTTATCAACTGGGCTGTAATGTCAGGACTAAAGAAGATGCAGACAATAATAATATAACTCTTGATCAAGTAGAAGAAGCCGCAAAGTCTATAGCAGATGCCAACAATAACAGGACAATCATCTTTGAGATGATGTCACACGATGATCCGCTGAAGCTATTGGATTACACTAGGTTAGCAGTGTCAGCTTACGGTGCTGACTATGTGTTTGTTGATCACGTTCAACGTCTAGCTTACTTATCAAACTCTGGTGTTGATGGTGCTACTAGTACACTTACTACGCTAGGATCACGTATGGCTCAGCTTGCTAAGGAGTTAAACATTGGCGTCATATTTATCTCTCAGGTTAATGATGATGGTAGAACTAAGTATGCCGCATCTCTTGAAGAAGAAGCAATCATCTGTATCAAGATAGAACGTAACGCAGAGAGTGAAGATGAGGTAGAACAGAACACAACTACCTTTATCGTAGATAAGAATAGACCCTTCGCTAAGTTGGGCAATGCTGGTTCAGTTTACTATGACCCAGTGACCACCATACTTAGAGAGGATATGCTTTCAGAGGAGTACAAAGCCGCATGATAGTGTTTGACGTAGAAGCAAACGGCCTCTTCAAAGAGGCTACTAAGATACACTGCCTATCCTATACTAAGGATGGCAAAGTAATTGTATCAACAAGTGACTACGAAGAGATGAGAAATGTCTTACTCAATCAAAAGGTTTTGATAGGTCACAACATAACACGGTATGACATACCACTTCTTAATAAGTTATTGGGTATTAAGATCAAAGCTAAACTGTATGATACCCTTGCAATGTCATGGGTTATTAATACTGATAGGTCTAAGCATGGCTTAGAATCTTTTGGAGAAGATTTTGGTATACCTAAACCTGTAGTGAATGATTGGTCAGGTGAGGATATACAAGTGTATATACATCGCTGTGAAGAAGATGTTAAAATAAACTGGATGCTTTGGTCTAACCTTATACAAAGGTTTATGATGGTGTATAAGGACAAAGAAAACCTAGACAAGTATTTTAGATACCTGTCATTTAAAATGAAGTGTGCATTTACCGCTGAGTTTTTTGGTTGGAAGCTCAACAAAGAACTTGCACAAGATTGTGTAGACAAACTTCTACTGCAACAGAAGGAAAGGATTGATGAGTTAAAGACAGTGATGCCCATGCGTACATTGTTTAGAAAAAAGACTGCGCCAAAGGTAATGCACAAGAAGGACGGTACACTATCTAAGCAAGGTACAGAGTGGCAAGCTTTACTACTTGAGAACATGCATCCCACTAACTATGTCGGAGAAATAGAAATAGTAAAAGGTGTTGAGGAACCTAACCCTAAGTCAAGTGACCAAGTAAAGTCTTGGTTGTTCTCACTTGGTTGGAAGCCCTGTACTTATAGGTATGATAAGGACAAGGATGGTCAAGATAAAAAGATACCACAAGTACGTAAAAATGGGGAACTAACTGAGTCAGTTAAGTTACTTATAGGCAACAATCCCCATGTAAAAGTTCTTGATGGCTTTACTGTTATACAACATAGACTAGGTATCTTTAAAGGTTTCTTAGACTGTGAGGTTAATGGTTATGTTGAGGCAGGTATTGAAGGTCTTACTAATACACTTAGGTTTAAACATAGAAAACCTTTGTGTAACCTTCCGGGAATTGATAAGCCTTGGGGTAAAGAAGTACGAGGCTGCTTAGTGTCTCCAGATAAAGATTCTGTTTTGTGTGGTGCTGACATGACATCCCTTGAGGACACAACAAAGAGACATTACATGCAACCATATGACCCTAAGTATGTACAAGAGATGTCTCAAGAGGGGTTTGATCCACACCTTGACCTAGCCAGACATGCTGGTGCTGTCACTCAAGATCAGATTAACAGGCATAACTCAGGGGAAATTTCCCTCAAGTCTTTGCGTAAGAACTACAAGGTTGTAAACTACTCTGCTACATACGGTGTTGGTGCAGCTAAGTTATCTAGGGAGACAGGCATGACAGTACCAGAAGCAAAGAAACTTCTGGATGCATACTGGGAAAGGAACTGGTCTGTTGCAGAGTTTGCAAGCAACAACCTGAAGAAAGTTAAGACAATAGCTGGGCAGATGTGGATACAAAATCCTGTCAGTAAGTTTTGGCATACACTTAGGTATGAGAAAGATGTGTTCTCTACACTAAACCAATCTACTGGGGCTTACTGCTTTGATAAGTGGATGGCCTACTACTTACAGGCAAGCCCCAACATCATAGGTCAGTTCCATGACGAATCAATTAATGTCGTTAAGAAAGGACAGGAACAACAACACAAGATGATACTTGTATCAGCAATAGAAAAACTAAATAGGGAGTTAAAGCTTAATGTAGAATTGGGTATTGATGTGCAGTTCGGAAATAAATATTCTGAAATACACTAATAAAGTCTTGCATGTGCTTTTTATTACATGCTACTATTAAGATCTTAACATATAGGAGTTGTCAAACATGGCAAAAATTACAGTAACAGGTTTAGCACAATGGGCTAAAGTATTTGAACAGAACCGTGACCTCTTGGGTTACCAAGGGCAGTGGGCAGAGACTGACGGACGATGCTCTATTGAGATGGTACTTGATGAAGATAATGCTAAACGCATTACTGCTTCAGGTTGTATGAGTAAAGGTAAGCCAGACCCAGAAGGTAGGGGCGATATCTTTAAGTTCAATCGTAAGTTCTCTACCCCAAATGATTGGGATGGTGATGCACCTGTAGTCTATAAAGCAGACGGAAGTAAGTGGGACTATGAAGCTGACGGTACTATCGGCAATGGCTCAGAGGTTCTTGTTGAATTAGATGTCTACAAGAATAAAGGTTACGCTACTTACACTACCCGACTTGAGCGAGTAAAGATTATCAACCTTGTTGAGTACAGTGCTGGTGCTGGTAGTATAAATGATCCATTCACTGCAAATGTATCACCCTCTGATACATCTGCTGTGGTAGCATCTCAATCGCTTGGGACTCCTATGGAAGCCCTTGATGAAATCCCTTTCTAGTATAAGGCTTAGTGGTGTAGGTATTATATTTTACCTACACCAAAATTTTATTTAGGAGTTGCAATGAAAAAAATAACAAACATTTCTAACAAAGAGTATCATTCAATGGATGGTATATCTTCTAGTGTTGTTAAGACAGTCTATAAAAAGTCTTTAGCTCACTGGAAAGGACAGAAGATTGTTCAGTCAGCAGCATTTGCAATGGGTAATGCTGTTCATGCAAACCTATTAGAAGCAGAAAGAAACCTAGTAGTTAAAGGCCCAAAGACTAAAACCACTGCTTCTTTTAAAACTATGAAAGAAGCTTTGACCGAAGACCAAGTCTTACTAACTGAGGTAGAGTTCAATGTAGCTAGTCGTATAACTAAAGGTGCATTAGATAATCGTATATGTGCTGAAGCTCTTCAACATCACGAAAGAGTAAACGAGATTAGCATCTTCGTAAAAGACCCAGTGTCTGGACTAATGCTCAAGACAAGACCAGACCTGATGATTGAGTCTAGGAATATGGTGTATGACGTAAAGACTACACAAGATGCTAGTCCCAAAGGTTTTTTAAGTGAGTGTGTAAAGTATGGTTACTTTCTTCAAGGCGCTCATTATGTCTACACATGTAAGCTTGCAGGTTATGATGTGGATAAGTTTGCATTTATTGCTTGTGAGAAGTCATCCCCTTTTCTTTCTCACCTACACATTATGGGGCCAGAGGTTATGGAGTGGGCTACCGTTGAGCTTCACAAAACTCTAGCTGTTATTGCAGAAGCAGAAAAGTATTGGCGATATGGTACAGGTTGGGGTGATTACACTGTAATGCAAAAGCCTTCATGGGTATAAACAGACATGACTAAAGCAAAAAGGTAGGGGAGTTGATAGATTGAGTAAGCAAGGTAAACAAAAGGGAAGGTTAGGGCAACAAGAGATCAGAGATTATCTACTTGAGACTTTCCCTGAGCTTGAGCCTGATGACGTTAAGTCTACGATTATGGGAGACACTGGTGCTGACGTACAACTATCACCTAAAGCACAAAAGATTATACCCATATCTATAGAAGTTAAACGTAGGAAGTCAGGATTAAAAACAGTCTACGGTTGGATGGATCAAGCTACTAATCACAGTAAAGGTCCACCAGTTGTCTTCTATAGATCAGACAGGCAACCTTGGTTAGTTGTAGTAGACCTACAACATTACTTATCTTTATTGAGAGGATACAAAACTGATGGACTATCACTCAGATCTAAAAAAACCAAACCATAAAATATGGGGTGTACTAGAGGGTCCATTCCATGCTGGTGACATAGAGGAAGATGCCGAAGATCTATACATAAACCTATGTAAGGTAGAGATAGATGGTAAAATAGAGAGTATTGAATATTACTTTCAAACTAGGGATGATGCCTACGAGATGGTTAAATACTTTCAAACAAGTATTAATCCTATTGAGATTGAGCATGATGATGATTGACATTATGTTATTTATGAGTATAACTGGAGACTTTAACTTTGGAGTATGAGCTTAACTTGAGAATAAAGGTGGACAAAAACGCCAACTTCTTAGAGGTAGATATAGATGATCACTCTGAGATACTAGAAGAACTAACACTTAACGCTATGTATGACATAGATGATATAACAATAGCACAATGTGAGGTAATTAAATATGACTAAGGTAACGATTGACGATACAGATTATGAGAGTGAAAACTTTAATGAAGAACAAAACAATATCCTACATGAGCTACAGAATAATCAATCTGTTTCGGCTACCGTGCAGTATCAACTACACAGTTTAACTGTCCTTCGTGACATGCTAACCAACAAACTTAGAACTTCTTTGGCAGGAGAAAATATAAATGAAGTTTGAACACTATCAAACGCAAGCGGTTAAGACTGCTATATATTCTGATGCAGATGTTATTACGTATCCTATACTTGGATTATGCTCAGAGGTTGGGGAAGTTGCAGGTCACTATAAAAAAATACTTCGTGATCACAATGGAATAATGACACCTGAACAAAGATATTTTCTTGGTGATGAGGTAGGGGATTGTCTTTGGTACATAGCTAATATATGTACTGACTTAGGTCTTGGTATGGAAACTATTGCAAGACGTAACTTAGACAAACTCAATAGCCGTATGGCACGTGGAGTAATAAAAGGAAGTGGAGACAACCGATGACTGATAACTATCTACCTACTGACTATCAAACTTTTATTGCTACCAGCAGGTATGCCCGTTGGCTAGAGGATAAAGGACGCAGAGAAACTTGGGGCGAAACAGTTGAGAGATATATTGACAACATTGTAAAGCCTTTGATTACTGTAGCTGGTCATACAGATGCAGTGGTGAACGATATACGCAATAGCATTCTAAGCTTAGAAGTTATGCCATCAATGCGATCTATGATGACTGCAGGTAAAGCTGCACAACGTGATAACACATGTATGTATAACTGTAGTTACCTACCTGTTGATGACCTAAAATCATTTGATGAGGCTATGTTTGTCCTTCTCTGTGGTACTGGTGTTGGCTTCAGTGTTGAGCGACAGTTCATCAGTAAGCTCCCAGATGTGCCAAAGCTCTTTGAGAGCGAGACTACAGTAGTCATCAGGGATAGTAAGGAAGGTTGGGCTAAGGGTCTTCGTCAAGTGTTGGCACTCCTTTGGGCTGGTGAGATCCCTAAGTGGGATACAAGTAAGGTTCGTCCCGCTGGTGCAAGACTAAAAACTTTTGGTGGTAGGGCTAGTGGTCCTGCACCTTTGGTTGATCTGTTTAACTTTGCTATTACTACATTCAAAGGCGCAGTAGGCCGTAAGTTGTCTAGTGTTGAGTGTCATGATCTTATGTGTAAGATAGGAGAAGTAGTAGTGGTGGGTGGTGTACGCCGCAGTGCTATGATCTCACTTTCAAATCTATCAGATGATCGTATGCGTCATGCTAAGTCTGGTAACTGGTGGGAGAATGCAGGTCATCGTGCATTAGCTAACAACTCTGTTTCTTATACTGAGAAGCCTGACAGTATGGCATTCATGCGTGAGTGGACATCTCTAATGGAGAGCGGTAGTGGTGAACGTGGTATCTTCAATCGTCAGGCTAGTGTAAAGCAAGCAGGTAAAAATGGTAGGCGTGATACAAACTACGAGTTTGGGACAAACCCATGCTCAGAAATAATTTTACGGCCAAACGAATTTTGTAATTTATCAGAGGTAGTTATACGAGCAACTGATACATTAAAAGACATTGAACGGAAAGTCCGTATTGCAACCATCTTAGGTACAATACAAAGTACTTATACTAACTTCCCCTACTTACGTAAAGTCTGGCAAACAAACACAGAAGCAGAACGTTTACTAGGTGTATCACTTACAGGTATAATGGATAACCCTTTGATGACTTTAAAGAACGAAGGTCTGTCACAAACATTGGAGCATTTAAAACATGTCGCTGTTACTACTAACGCTGAGTGGGCTGAACGCTTTGGTATCCCTGTGTCTGCTGCTATCTCATGTGTTAAACCTTCCGGCACGGTATCACAACTTGTTGATTCCGCCTCTGGTATTCACGCTAGGCATTCACCCTATTATATTCGTACTGTACGTGGTGACAATAAAGATCCACTGACACAGTTTATGAAAGATCAGGGGATACCTAGTCAACCAGATGTAATGAAGCCTGATCAGACTACTGTGTTCAGCTTCCCTATGAAGTCACCTGATGGTGCAATACACACTGCTGACATGTCTGCTATTGAACAGCTAGAGATGTGGTTAATGTATCAACGCCATTGGTGTGAACATAAACCAAGCGTTACTATCAACGTTAAAAACTCTGAGTGGTTTGAAGTAGGTGCGTTTGTTTACAAACACTTTGATGAGATGTCTGGTGTATCCTTCCTACCTTTCAATGAGCATACATACCAGCAAGCACCTTACCAAGATTGTTCTAAGACAGACTATAAGACCTTACTATCCTGTATGCCTAGCTCAATTAAATGGGAAGGTCTTTCAGAGTATGAAGCAGAAGATAATACTTCTGGAATGCAGACACTGGCATGTACTGGTGATGTCTGCGAGATGGTGGATATTAACTAATGCAATTAGAAATGTTTGAAAATATAAAGGTTCATTTTGAGGGGGGCCTTGAGTGTAATAACTGTGGTGTCACGCAACCAGTAGAAAACTTTCAACATATGCTATCAGGTGAGATCAAAAGAAAGTGTAGAACTTGTGCGAGGAATCAATCAAATTTAATTAAACACTTGAAGACTATCCATATCTACCCAGATGATAATTATAAATGCCCTATATGTACTAGGAGTATAGAAGAGATATCTAGGAAGGGACAAAAGAGACTTCAGAGTTGGGTACTTGACCACTGTCACGATACTGAAACCTACAGAGGTTGGGTATGCCATCACTGTAACGTGGGTCTGGGAGCTTTCTCAGACTCATCCGACAGGGTAATCAATGCATATGAGTACCTAAAGAAACATGAAACCGAACTAAACGAAGGAAAATAAAATGGCAGTAAGAAAACATTTTAACAAATCTTTATATAAAAAATACGATGGTATTGCTAAAGATACTTTGATCCAATTACTTGAGGGCAAGGGGCATATCATTATTAATAGTGAGGAAGATTACTACGCAGATGTAGTGTCTCAGAAAGAAGGTTACACCTACTTCAATGAAGCGGAGGTTAAGTCTCAGTGGACAGGTGATTGGCCTACGTACTGGAAAGAGATAAGGATACCAGAAAGAAAACAAAGGTTGTTAGATAAGTACGAGGGAATAAATGGGGTGCTAAACTTCTACGTCTTTCGTAATGATATGAAACAAGTGTGGCGAATTAAAGACACTTGTCTTACAAAAGAAAGCCTTGGTGAAGCACACGGTGGACGAATTAAGAAAGGTGAGTTATTCTTCCACATACCTTATACTAATGCGGAGTTAATTAAATTATGATTAAGCCATCAAGAATACCAGACGAAAATCTTATTGCTGAGTATAACTCTGTCAGTAAACCTTTTCATTATAACACAGGTGATATAGAATGTATAGATTATATTAAGCAGGTGCTAGGTAATGAAGGTTTCATTGCTTACTGCCAAGGGAACATGGTTAAGTATCAACACCGCCATAGATACAAACAAAAACCAGTTGAGGATATGGAGAAAGCAAGGTGGTACATGGATAAAATGATGGAAACAATGAAAGAGGTACATAAATGAATCCCTACGATGAAGGTTCTAAGTCATTTAAGAATGGCAGATTAGGTAATCCCTACTCATTAAATAGTAACAACAACAGAAGCTGGGAGTATGGATTTAATACTGCATATTTCTTTAACTTAAAAAAAGTAAGTGATAATGAGCAAAGAATTAGAGAACGAAGCAAAGACCTACATAAAAAAGAAGCGTAACGTTAAAACAATAAAGCCCCTTACCGCTCGGCGTTATCTAGCAGGACAAGCTCTTGCTGGATTACTACCTAATAGTAAGGGGCTAACTCAAATGTCTGAACTAAAGAGAGTAGCGTATGAGTGGGCAGACTATATGTTAGATGATGACTAGTCGTACATCTGTCTTGTAGTTCCTAACTTCATATCTTTTTTGAAGTCATACTTAGGTATATAATCTATGATTCGCAGGCGTCTGTTGATTTCGTCTTCAATAGACCCTGCGTTTTCTATATACTCTTTGCTGGTTTCTGCACCCTCAAACTCATCACCATAGAATTTTACAACTTTATCTAAATTACCATAAGACCTATTAAAGATAGCTGCTTGCAGTTCATATTGATTTCTAACATAACCCACTACTTTTCTTTTAAGTTCAGGATTTAATACTGCTGAATCAAGTTGCTCTTGAACAGCCTTACTATGTGTAGAGATCGTTTGATCTATAAAAGATTCCAGCGCATCCCTTTTCTTTGTGTAATCATTTCCTAACTGATCATAAGTTCTATCTCCATAGTTGCCCCCTAATCGGAAGGTTTCCTTCCAAGCCTTAAATAAGAATGGCATTTTTTGAGACAACATATAACTTGTTTGATACTGAATAGTGGGGTTGGGTACTACTCTATCACCATACATCTTATAGTCTTGAAGACCAAGCAACGTCATCTCTTGTTGGATTAAACTGCTTGGCGGTTCTTCAACAGCACCAAAACTTTTTGTCATTGGGTTCCAAGATCCTATTGGATCAGGATTAAATGGTGTATATAATTTATAATCAAAGCCAGTTCTTTTACCTTTACTCCATGACTGAGTATAATCCATCATAGGAGTATCAACTAAAAACCTTGTCGCTTGATTTTTTAATAGGTTACTGTGAATAATATCTTCTAACATATTTCTTTCGCCAGCAGTTTTACTAGGTTCTAAATCTCTAGTAAAAGGATTACCTGCAGAATCATAGTCATATTGAGAATAAAAATCCCTTGCAAAAGTTTGTGGGTAAGTAAAAGTAGCTAGGATATCACCTAAGTTTTTTTCTAGTTCAGGTGTTGCAGTACCTTGCTCTGAAGATTTAACTAAGTTTCTTATTAAATTAGATTCAAATTCAAAAGCACCACTACTTAAATCAGGTATGCCGCCTAGTATGTCAAGTACGTTTTCATTAGTAGCTGTTTTATTATAGGGCAGTCCATATATGTACCTATATAATGCATCACCCATAAGTAAATTAATTCCCCACGGCCCAGCCATTCGGGAAAGATCAACTTCAGTTTTTGTTACTGACACATACTTATCAAAATCAATCTTACCTTCCTTCTCAACCGCTAATCCAAAACCACCCATCGTCATCATAGCACCAGTCAAAGTTCTAGATGTACGATCTAAAAATGTTTTATTTACATCACCCCCAACTAAGGTTGTTTTACGTGTGTTTTGAAGACCACCTATCATTTGATCTAACTTATCTAGCCCTCCTGTGAGCATACCTATCCCACTATAATCATGGGCATACTCTAAGTGATTGGCTATATATCTTGGGAAGG